CGCCACCGATGAAGATGAACGTGAGCCAGCGACCCTTCTTCCACGGCTCCGTGATGGTCGCGCCGTTCGCAGTCGTGTTCGTGACCGACTGCGGGACGAGTGCGACACCATGGACGTTCGCGTGGAATGGGTTCCTTCCAGGCATCGGCATGTCAGGCTCTCCTTTCCAGAAGTCGGAAATTGTCCTACCGACTCTGCCGATTGAAACGAAAGGGAGCTCCCCCGCGCACGCGCACGAGGGAGCGATTTCCCTAGAAGATCTTGACTAGGGGGTCGCGGTGCCGACCCACCCGGACGCGTTGACGATCGTGTCCCCGAGGGAACCTCCCGCCTTCCCGTCCAGAGCCTTCGCCGCCGTCAACTCGACCGGAGGGTCGAAGTTGATGACCATGTTTCCGCCGTTCCCCGCCGCCGTGGAGACGAGGACGTTCGCGATCTCGACGGGCGAACCCGCGTCGTCCTGGATCGTGATGTCCGCCTCCTCCGCGGGGGTCTTGTTGTGGATGATGAGCTTCGAGATGAACAGCGCGAGACCCGCCGCCGGAGCGGCGATGATCTCCTGGACCGCCGTGGACGAAATGTCCGTCGAGTTGAAACCGTGAACCGGAGTCGCGTTCGCGGGCAGACCCGAAGGTCTCCGCATCGCTTCCAGCACGGTCTCGATCGCGGCAAGACTGTTGACAGCGTCGTCGTTCGCCATGACTCTGGAATTCGCTTTCTAGGGCAGAGCCCTGACTAGGCGCGGACCTTCGCGTCCGGACACCAGATGATGCCGCGTTCCTGGCGGATACCGACATCCGCGTACATCCGCAGCTTGAGGTAGGTGTGATCCGACGTGAAGCCGGTTCCCCGACCGCCGTCGTCCTCGATCTCGATGCCACCCCACCGACCGAGCATGACGTTCATCAGGTTGCCCCCGAGGACGTCGGTGTACTTCTCGTTGGTGGAGTCGGTCGTCCCGTCCGCGGACTCACCGGGAAGGTTGTCCGACGGGATCTGGTTGGACTTGTCGAAGGCTCCGATGATCCCGGCGAGGGCGGAGTCCGACAGGAAGGGAGCGCCGATGAGGTACGGCTGCTCGGTGGTCTGCCCGGAGAAGTTGGCGACCTTGAGCTTCTTCAGCTCGTGGAAGAACCTCGGGCAGGAAATCCAGGCGTGCGAGGAGTCGAGGTCGATGTCGTCCTCCTCGAGAGCGAGGAGCATGTCCATCAGACCGTCGAAGCCGAGCTCGCCACCGTCCCAGTCGTCGAGAGGCGAAGCCGCCGTCGCGACCTGAGCCGGAGTGTACGTCGTCTGCTGCTCGGCCGAGTAGATCTTGATGTCCTGGTGATGGACGATGCCGCGAGGCATGTCGTCCGTCCCCCGACCGTAGAGGATGGTCCAGTCCAGCTTCTTCGCCGCCGCCCGGATCATGTCCTGCCGGAGGAGGTTCTCGAAGCCGAAGCCCTGGAAGCGACGCATCGCGTCCGTCAGCCGGACCAGGATCCCCATCTTGCGGGGGTTCATGGTCATGTCGCCGACCTCGGCCTGGGACTCGGCGTAGTCGTCCTCCTCACCGATCCAGTAGGCGATGAGGCCACCGTCGAACTTCGGGATCTTGACGTTCCCGCCGACCAGTCCGTCCAGCACGGAGACCCTCGTGGTCCCCTCGCCGCTCAGGTTGATCATGACGGAGCGCGTGTAGATGGCCGCGATGACGTCCGGGATGACCTGATCCGGGACGAAGTATCCGCCGAGGGTGTCGTCCCCGACGTTCTGCGCACCGGAAGTCGCCTTGAGGTTCGCGCCGTGCTTCTCGCGGACCGCGTCCAGGAGCTCCTTCTCGGCCATCGCGTGCTTCCAGTCGCCGGTCCTGATGGCGACGAAAGCCTTGAGCATCGAGAACTCCTGGTCCTCGATCCCCGGAACGTAGAGCCCGCGCTTGCTGGAGCGGAGAGCCGAGACCAGCTTCTCCTGCCCCGAGCGGAGCTTGTCCACCTGCGTGACGACTTCCTTCAGATCGAGAGTCTTCAGCTCGTCCACGTCGGACACGAGAGCCTTGACTCTGTCGATCGTCTTGGGAAGGCTGTCGTCACCCTCGAACAACTCGTTGAACTTCAGCGCGAGTTCCGCGAGCTGCTCTTCCTTGGTCTTCACTGCCATGAGTCGAACTCCTTCCAAGGGAGACGAACTAAGACTTCAGCTTCTTGAGGTTCTCGAGAACGCTTTCGAAAGACGAGACCGCCTCGTCCAGAGCGTCCTCCGTTGCTCCATCTGCCTCCTCGCCGGAACCCTTGGAAGGTAGACTCTCGAGCAACTCACGCAGATCGCTGAAGACCTGCGTTGTTTCCGCCGCGAACTCGTCGAGCTTCTTGGCGATGTGACTCACCGATCGCTCGATCACGCCGAGCCGGGCGGATACGTCAGGCTCAGCGACTGTTTCGTTGGGCTCCCCCTCAACCGGCTCGGGAGCGCCCTCCTCCTTGCCCTGAGGCTCCTCCTTGCGCGTGCGCGTGCGTGCGTGCGCTTGCGCGGGCGGAGGGCTCTCAAGGGTCAGGGGGACGTCCTGCTCGCGGTGGAACTCCCACCGCTCATCGGGCCAGATCGACTTGGCGATGTGAAGGATAGCGGACTCGCTATCGATCCACGCCTGACGATCGCTACCGACGTCTCGCCGAACGAGCTCCCGCAGGAGCGTGACATCCCGAGGCTGAAGCTCCTTGCCGCGAGACTGGAGGGATGCGGCGATGGAATGGGCTCCTTCGTTCGCGGGGATTGTCGTCGGGGAGAACTCCAACAGATGGTTCTCCTCGAAGATGAGGCCCCAGCGACCGAGGCCCAACTCCGACCGTTCCTCCTCGTCCTTGACGTCGATCACCTTGTTCGACCAGAAACCGACCGAACCGCTCGGGAGGAAACCGGACTTCACCAGTCTGAAGACGGTGTCAGCCCACTCCCAATCCTCCTTCGTTGCGAACAGACCGAGGATCCAGAGCGCCGGACCAGCGTAGTCCTCTTCGGACCGCTGGACGACGGACCAATCGATCGCTCGGCCGACCGGCGGAGCCCACCACTCGTGGGAGTACGGCAAGGGCGAATTCTTCTCGAACTCGTCCATGATCCACGACTGGCGAACGATGTCGCCGTGTCCGTCCACACGTTCGTCGGAGGCGAAGTACGGGACCATCCGATCCTTGTACTCCTCGCGCCACTCCATACCGCGAGCGGAAGCGAGAGCCTTCGCCCGATCGATGTCCGGGATTTGGAGGTCCGGGACACCCGACGCGGGAACAAGGATCGATCCACCCTTGGAGATGACGACATTGCCTTCATCATCCTGACGAATGATCGGCGAGGGGACGTTACTCCCCGCCGCTTTCTTCTCCGCCAAGATGGTTTGAAGCCGGGTGATGAGCTGACCCGGTTCTTCGATCAGCTCAGCCGACTTCAGTTCTTCGAGGGCCTTCATTGTCACCTCACTTCTTCGCCGACTTCTTACACCGACAGTTGACCAACTCGGACAGGTCTGTGCAACGAACGTCACCCGGGCGAGCGAGAGTCCCGTATTGGGTCTTCCCCGTGAGAGTGAGGAAGTTGAATCCCTGCTCGTGATCCCCGCTGTCACCGTAGGTGACGTGAGTAACCCTGACATGCTCGTCCCGCGATGTGCTCCATGCGATGATGGTGATACCCTGAGCATCGAAGATCTCGTCCCGAAGCTCGTTCATCAGCGACGCGGTTTCCGTCCGCGCCACTTGGAGCGTCTTGGCTGACGAGGCGCTGATATCGAAGACCTGAGCGAGCCGTGTCCTCAGGGATTGGATATCCTCGCCCGCGTTCGTCGCGGTGACGATCTGGTTGATGAGCGACTTGCGAAGCGTTTCCGGAGTCGCGTTGACGAACGTCTGTTCACGATTGCTGATGATGTCCTGAAAGACCGGGTCATCCACTTCGAAGACTGGGACCCCGCCAAGCTCTTCCATCGTCATAGCGATGGTTTCTTCCAGCGTCGCCGGATAGAGTGGACGGACCCGCTTCTTCAGCCGCAGCTTGGATTCAGGAAGCGGAGGCAGAGCAGCGATGAACCGACCGCTGTCCTCCGGTCCCAGCTTCGTGAAGTAGTGCATCCGGAGAGCAGCTTCGACCGAGTCGATTGCCGTCAGCGTGACCAGCTTCTCGGCTCCGACCCATCCACGATATCTCGGCTTGAAGCGACCCTCCAGTCCCTCCTCCGTCGCTTCAAAGTCCCGTGTGATCCGGTCCTCGCGACGACGTCTCTTGTGCGCCAGAAGTTCGAACTGAGGAACAGGCTCTTCCTCAGGGGACGACCCCTCGTCGGGAACATCGGTGGGCGGAGGCGGAGCCGTCCCCTCGTCTGGGACAGGGGGTTCCTCAGAGGCGGACTCGATCACATCCTGGACAGTCGTGAGCACCGGCTTGACGAGAGCCGTGTCGGATCCTTCGTACTCCTCGATGTCAAGCCCGACGGTCTCGAAGGCGATATCGGGCGGGACGTGAAGCGAGTCTGACGCCAGTCCTGTCGCGATGGTGACCTTCTCACCAACTCCAGCCCGAAGCGCCTCGATGTCCTTGACGTCGAAGACACCGACGATGTTGTCGGGCTCGTTGTGGAAGAGCGTCGAAGCATCAAGCGTCTGCTCCTCAAGCTGGAGGAGCGGCAAGAGGTTCTTGTCCCAGAAGTTCGCATCCTGGCCGAGCTGAGTCGCGTAGTTCTGGTCGGGGACACCGAGGACCGATCGCGGCGTGTTCATCACCGCGAGGATTTCCTCCCGATCCCACTCCTGCGCTTGGAGCCATTCGAGATCTCTGGGCGACAGAGCGAGTGGCTGATACTTGAAGCCGCCCGAGAGCATCGCGGTCCGGCGAGCGTTCGTCGCTCCCTGATGACGCTCCTCCCACTTGGCGATGTACTCCTGCTCCTCCTCTTTGTCAAGGTCC